TACAAGGTCATGGCATCGGCCGTCATGCAGTTCGACGTCACGGAGCTTCCGCGTGCCATCCGCTGGGATTACAACCACGAATACACGAAGGGCTCCAACCCCCAGACCCGCGACCGCCTCTATTCCCAGCTCATCTCCCGGTACCAGTCCGATATTTCCGCCATCGATATCATGAAATCGTCTGCTTCCGGGAGCAAGACGGTCCAAATGAGCGATAACGAGGAAAACAGGAAGTATTACTCCGTATTATGAACAAGGTAAAGCTAAACGGAATCTCATACCTGCTTCCGGCCCGGTGGAGTGACATCACGGACCGGAGGCAGTTTGTGGCCATCTGCCGTGCTCTATATGAGTTCGAGAGCGGCCGCCGTTCCTTCGATGAGTTCCGCCTGGATATCACCCTGGCCGTCCTGAACCTTAACCCGACCAGGACGCACCCGACGGATACCCTATACGAGAACCTTTTCAGGATATCGGAGCTGCTGGATTTCCCGTATAAGATTACCGAGAATCCGGATGGAACCAGGACCGCATCCATCAATATCCGCCTGGAGCAGAACCTTCTCCAGGAAGTGGGTGGCGTCACCGGCTACCGGTACCGGACGGACGAGGCCGGAGTGGTGGATACGGATCTAACGGCAGCGCAATACGTGGAGATGCTCTCCATCCTACCCCTCTATAGCCGCTATATCCGCGAAGGGAAGGATATCATTCCGATCCTGAATAACGCCATAGATATCCTGTACCCTGGAGCGGCCGACGTCTCCGATGACGAGAAGCTGGCCATCTTCTACAACTACCGCGGAATCATGGCCACCATATCGGCAGACCCCGACTACGAGATTATCTTCCATACCGAGCCCGGAACATCCGAGCCTTCTCCGGTGGGTCCTCAGGCGTCCATCTTCGCTCTCTCCAAGGCTGGATACGGCGATATCGAGAAGATCCGCGCCCTGGATGTCTATACCTACCTAGCCGCGCTGGTACAGCAGACCATAGACAGCATCCGGGCCCTAGCTTCTTCCGGAATGAAAGCCGGTGAGATTGCTTCCAAGCTACGCCTATCGGCCGAACTGGTAGCCCCTTACGTAACACAATAAACCCGCAGATATGTTCATTAAAGACATCTTCAAATACTTCGCCGCCTTCGTTCCCATTCCGGCGCTCAAGCGCAGCTTCCAGCTCTCCAGCGGTGCCGAATACAAGGCCTTCAAGGAGGAAGTACTGGCCGATGAGTCAGACCATCGGCTGCTGGGCATCACGGACTTCATCTTCGGGATAGATGCCGAACAGATCCGCCAGCGCATTACCGACGTCAAGGGTCCTTACCTTTTCATCGAATACACCCGCATCACATCCACGGTGGTCCGGGAGGTAGACCGGAAAGAGGACCGCTTTCACATAGGCCTGTCCGTGGCTGTACCGCAGCCGGACAACTATGACCTGGTAGCAAGCGCCCTGGATCAAGACAAGACACTCGCCCTCATCAGCGCCATCCGGCGCAAAATGAGGGATGACGATGACCCCCAGCGTGGCATACAGTGGATGGACTTTCCCGCCACGCTGTCGGTCTGGTCATCGAAAGAGCTGGCCAACAGTCACGGCTGGTCAATGGAATTTGACATACTGGCCATAGACATAGATGGAAGGGAGTAAACCCCTGTTCATTGAATAGTTTTAGTGTTTTCCAGGGGCCGCCGCCAGGCGCCCCCTGGTTTTATCCAAAAAGAGATGTTCACCGATACCCTACAACACCAGATCGGCCAGGTCTATAATATCCAGACCACCGCCCTTCTAGCCAAGCAGAGCGCTATCGCCGCCGGTTCTTTCCACCAGCGGACAGGACGCCTCGCCGCATCCCTCCAGGGATCCGCTACTATCGCCGGGATGGCAGCCACGCTGCAGTACCCGAAGTACATCCGCTTCCTGGATATGAAACGGAGCAGAAATGGCTCCATTAAGGTCCACGCACCCATCTATAGCCGCCCCATCTACGGATACCTGGTAGGAGGCGTGCGCCGGTACCTGAACATGGCCGTTCCGAAGGCCATGGTTCGCGCCATCGATGGCACTATCACGTCCATCAAATAGCCGAAAACCTGTCCTTTTTTCCTATACACGCACGGCGTATATTCGCTTCCAGAGTAAAAAATACCACTAGACCATGGCTAAACTCGAAAACGAAATAGTAAAATTCATCGCTGAGGTGGAGATGGACCCCCAGAAGGTAACCCAGTACCAGCTAAACCTCACCGAACTGGAGAAGCATAACGAATCCCTCCGGAAAGCCATCTCCGACACCACCAAGAAGATGGATGAACTCCGCGCCGAAGGCAAGGAAGGCACCGAGGAATTCAAACGCTACGAGATCGCTCTGCAGGCCGACATCAAAGCCCTGAGGGAAAGCACTAAGCAGGCCGATAAGTATTCCGCCGCCCTGGGCATCAATAGCATGAGCCTCCAGCAGCTGCAGAAGCACGCGAAAACCGTCCGGAGCGCCATGAACGCCATGCACAAGGAGGCAAACCCCGAGCTCTGGGCTAAGTACGAGAAGGAGCTGCAGGCCGTAAACAGGCGAATGGACGAGATCCGTGGCGGCTCCGCCAGGACCAGTAAGGCCCTCTCCGGGATGTTCTCCCAGGTAATCCCCACCTTTGTCGGAGTGCGCCTCGGGATGAAGGGCATCCACGCTGCCCAGAAACTCATAGAGAAAGGCTTCGAGACCTGGACCAAGGCCACACAGAAGGTAGGAGATGCTATCACTATCGAAATGGCGGGTATAGAATCCGTCTTCGACCATTTCTTCCGCAGCCTATCCAAGGGGAGAGACGAGATCACCCTCACCTACCGGGAGGTATACAAGCTGGCCAAAGAGGCCGCCGCCCTGAGGGATGAGATCTTCGAGCTCCAGAACTCCTATAATATCACCGCCGCTGCAGCTGTGGAACAGATGAATGAGTACGAGGCCACCATGAGGGATGCTTCCAAGCCCATCGAGGAACGGAGGACCGCCCTCAAGAACTTACAGGAGCTGGAGCAGGGCCTGGCCAAAGACCGGCTCTTAATCGCCCAGCAGCAGGAAGACGCGGCCTATAAGGTATTCAAAACAGAAACAGCCCTGGAGAAAGACGAGGCGGAGTACTTTGTCGGCGAATACCTGGAGGCAAAGAAGAAGGGCATCGTAGAGTCCGCAAAGGCCTTCGGACAGGCGCAGAACGACCTAGAGTCCCTCCGCGCAAAGTGGAACTCCGGAACCTACCGTACCGCCGAAGAAACAGCCGAATGGCGCAAGCAGCAGCAGCAGTTGGAAGAGACCATCGCCAATACCTCCGAAGAGGTGGTGAAGTTCTACAACCTGTCCAAGCAGTACAACCTGGGCGAGGATAACGCCACCCTGGAGTACGCCAATGCTTACGCCGCCCGCATCCAGGCTGAGGCCGCCGCCCAGGAGTCCGCCTTCGAGGCTAAGTACGCCCGACTGAACGGCACCCTGGAGAAATCGTATGAAGCCGAGCAGAAGCAGAAGATGGAGAAGTCCTACCAGGACCGCATCAATGCAGCAGAGACCGCCTATAAGAAGGAGATGCTCGCTCTGAAGCAGGCTCTGGCAAATCAGAGTATCACCGAGAGCGAATTCCAGGTCCGGAGCATCGCCGCAGAGCGTGTGTACCTGAACCATAAGCTGGCCATTAACAAAGCCTACGGGAAAGATATCACGGATATCCAGACCAGGATAGCCGAACAGGAGATATCCGCTCAAAAGCAGCTACAGGCCGCCATCCAGAAGAGCGATGACGCCTTCCGGAGAGAGATGGAGGTCCATGCTAAGGCTCTGGATAAGGAGATAGACGCCTTCGTAGAAGCCCTCATCAAAGAGGTCGCGGCCGACATGGAGGGAATGGACGACCCCATCAAACGTCTCTCAGAGCTAGCAGATGACGAGCTGAAGACCGAGAAGGCCTCACGCAGCGGGAAGCGTCAGGCGGCCACCTTTAACTACGACGAAGAGATGGCCATCCTCGCAGAGAAGCACGAACTCATGCTCATCTCCGAAGAGGAATTCCTGGCCCGCAAGAAAGAACTCCACCAGCAGCTGAGCAAAGAGCTCGCGCAGATAGACCTCGAAGCCTACGAAAATGCAGCCCAGACGGCCACCACGCTCCTGAACCAGCTGGCCACCCTGTCTTCTTCCATGCAGGAGGCGGAGTTCGCCCAGGTGGAAGCCTGGAAGGAGAAGGAACTGGCCCTGGTGGGCGATAACGCCGACGAACAGGCGCGCATCGAGGAAGAGGCAGAGGCTAAGAAGCTGGAGATCCAGAAGAAATACGCCGACGTGGATATGGCGATTAACATCGCTAAGACCATAGCCGACGGCGCCGTGGCTGCCATTAAGGCCTTCGCCGACCTGGGCCCCATCGCCGGTGGCGTCATGGCGGCTGTAATAGCTGCTACAACCATCGCCCAGGTGGCCACCATCGTGGCCCAGAGAAACGCTATCCAGAACGCAGCTCCTGGATCTGCAGGGGCTGCCGCTCAGGGGAACGCCGTGGGCTTCTCAGAAGGCGGCTATACCGGCTCAGGCGGGCGCCACGACGTGGCCGGAGTAGTACACCGTGGAGAGTATGTAGTAGCCGCACCGGAGCTCAGAGACCCGTCCGTAGCCAGAGACGTAGCCGCCATCGAGCAGAAGCGCCGCGCCCGCCTGGGTGGCCGTCGTGCAAGCTCTCCCGGCTTCGCAGACGGTGGCTATACTGGAGACGCATCGGATATCGCCGAC